GTGGGAGCTTCCCACATGGCTACTTTGAAGTGGGCTAGACGAAACCACTTTAAACCCGGAGTCCTGCATGCTGTTTTAAATCCATGCTAGCGCAACAGGCTGCCAACCTGGTACAGGAGTTTGAACAACTCGGATTGCTCACCCAACAAATAGAGACACCAGTATATGATTGCTGTTTTGCTTCTGTTTGTTGTGATCACAATCATCGCGATCGCGATATATCTGAGCCTACAACCGTTTACCGATGGTGAAGATGTTGATGCGGTCCCCACGAATGATTGTAGCCTACGGCCCGAATTTGATGGATCAGACAGTGATGAGGGTGAGACAGATGCGGCACTCATCAATAATCTCGCTAACCCTGATCCGCTTGCAACCGATCCTAGGGCAGGACGTCGTCTTGCCAGGAGGATTGGTGAGACGGTACGTATGCAACTGGGTTGTCCTCGTGTTTCGGAGGCCAACCGTATAATTGCTATTCAGCGTTGCGAAGCTGAACTTAAGATTGTGTGCCCTTCTCTTAGGCACAATCTTAAGCGTACTGTTGTATATAGAGCCGTCGAACACGTATTGATCCCATGTGCTGACGAACTCAACATGGTTGATCAAATCAACTGCCGTGAGGCAGTTGTTAGGTCACGTCGTGCAACCACAACCCATGCTGTCCCACAGTTTGCTCCGGTGCAAACATGGTGGGGTAGGTTGTTTGGCACGATGAATTGTGACACATACGTGCAACCACAGGGTTTTTAAATGGCCTAGCTCAATTACCATCTAAGGAGGTACCATCAATCGTACCCGAGGCCCTTAGAAAGTCTTTGATTGAAACTGGGCGTTTGAAAACCAACACATATGGCCGGAAAGCACGACGTACTAGGCCAGTGTGGAAAGTGGATAAAATTGGTACGTCAGCCCGTTTCTCATCGTACGTGGATAGTTTCCAAAATGCGTTCTGTGCCGTGTTGGAACGTGTTTTCTACCACGAAATCGAAGGGAAGTTCCAAATCCCGTATGCTCCATCATACGGTGATGTGTGTGCCTTGCTCAAACCATTCTGGCGTTCTTATAAACCGCTGATACAACCTGCCACACCTGTAACGTTGGAGTTATACCCATACGCTTACTCGGGTCGTCGGTTTAAATTGTATCAACGTGCTGCCAGTAATGTGTTGTTGCGGGGAGTACGTGTTAAGGACTCATACCTGCAATCTTTCATCAAGCATGAAAAGATTCTTGAGTCCTCTAAGCGTACCGTTGCTAGGCTGATCCAGCCTCGCACTCCCGAATATAACGTCTCTGTCGGACGTTATATTAGGCACCTGGAACATACGATATTCCACACAGTTGATACTATCTTCGGTAGTCCCACAATCATGAAGGGCTATAATGCCTTCAAGGTTGGACAAGTGTTCCATAAAGCATGGGCTTCATTCCGCGAGCCCGTAGGAGTAGGCCTTGATGCTAGTCGTTTTGACCAGCATATCTCTAAGGCTTGCTTGCAATGGGAACACCGTGTATACCAGAATTACTATCCTGGGAACAAACAACTTGCCCAGTTGTTGACTTGGCAACTCAACAACAAGGGTGTTATACGTTCCCCTGATGGAAATATATGGTATCATACTGAAGGTACAAGGTGTTCCGGGGACATGAACACCTCACTTGGCAACTGTGTGTTGATGACTGCAGCCCTGTATAGCTATGCCGCATCTCTAGGGTTGAAACCCGGATATGGTAGGCTAGTTGCCTTGAATAACGGCGATGATTGTATGGTCATCTTAGAACGTGTTGATGTAGCACGTTTTGTAAGTGGCATACCTTCATTTTTCAAGGCTTTGGGATTTGTAATGAAGGTAGAGCAGCCTTGTGATAAACTTGAGCAGCTCTCTTTCTGCCAGACACAGCCCGTCTATGACGGTCATTTTTGGCGTATGGTGCGTAACCCTCATGTTTCGCTTTCCAAAGATGCAACAATCTTGGACCATCGCCATGCAACTAATGACCTGAGTGCCCAATTGTTCGCAATTGGTGAATGCGGGTTGGCGTTAACTAGCGGAATACCTGTATTACAGTCCTACTATCTCGCGATGCAGCGCGGTAATTCCACGAGAGGACATGTTGATCCGCGATTCTTTGAATCCGGCATGTACCATCTCTCGTGTGGATGCAGGAAAGAGATCAGGGAAATTTCTGTTTCCGCCAGAGTTTCTTTTTACAATGCTTTTGGCATTGTGCCTGATCAGCAGATCGAGGTTGAATCATACTACGATTCGCTCGATAAACTCGGCACTGATGGTGTACACCATGGTGCCGAAGCCTGTATCTTGTTGCGGTGATGGAGTGTGGGGTTGGAGGATGTAATTGCCCAAAACGGTGTCTTTATGACTTAATATTTCCGTGCTAAACAAAATGCCGAGAGACTGCACGGCGCATCCAATGGTCATCCTCCGATGTACAGTCCCGTTTGTTCAGAGCGGTATCCCATACATCTGAATTGTATTTCTGTGGCTCTTAAGGCTCTGTCCTGAAAGTATGACTACACTTGAAAACGTTAAAGGTAGGTTGTCAGCTGATGCTTACGATTGGCTAGTTGGCTGTACCGATCCTTTTCATGACTTTGAACATCCAATTGAAGGTGCTCCTGATGAATCGATCGGGAGATCTTATACTCGTAAGTTTGTTCAAACTACGACAATTGGTACCACTGCAGATGATGACAACATTTCAGTGGTGTTTACTGGGTGTCATGGCTCTGATGGAGCTAACTTCTACAATGGTGGTGTTGATGCCACTGTTGATAACATGGTTGCTGGTGTAACCATGTATCCGATCATGACACTTCGTTCTGATGCTTCTGTTGGAGCTCCATCTTTGGTCAAGTTGATTGCTGGTACTAGTGTTCTGGTATCCGGCATGGGAACTTGTCAAGTTGGAACCGTCCCTTCTAGGTTGGTTAGCTTAGGTATTGAGCTAACTGACACTACGCAGCCACTCTACAAGAGAGGAACATTGTGTGCTGCACACATGAACTCTCCTGCAGCTGAGGGGACGTTGAAAATGTTTGACGGAACTGTTCAACAGGTACCAGTGTTTATGCCGTCTCCCATGTCTGTGACTCCTACCGAGATCACTACTCATCCGGGAGCTTACATTGGTGCAACTGCTAAAGGTTTGTATCTTCAGGCGAGGTTGAACAAGATGCAACCACCTAAACAGCAGAAGTTCCGTGCTTACAACAACACAGTGTTTGGTTCTCCAAATGTCTCTCCATGTATGAGAGAACCAAATGGGCCAACTGGATCGGTTATGTACATCGTACCAACCGTGAATCAGGGTGATGTGGTGGGTTTTACTACCTTCGCATATCGTAATGCCTGGAATGACAGTGGATTTTGTCCATTTGTCGTTAATCTCAGTGGCCTGAGCATCAACTCCACATTACAGCTTACTGTTAAGTGCACTGTGGAGTATTTCCCATCAGCTGAGTCTCTGTTTGAACTGGGACTCGCTACATTCTCCCCATGTTATGAACCTGATGCTTTCCGGTTCTATCATGAGATCATGCGTCAAATCCCTGCAGGTGTCCCTGTGGCTATGAATGCTGCTGGTGATTACTGGCGCATGATTACTTCTGCTGCCAAGAAGTTGGGAGGTTATGGAGTGGCATTGGCTCCACATATTCTGAAAGCGATAGAATATGGGAGCACAATTGCTGGAAGACCCGAACTCGCTGCTGCTGCTAAAGCTACTGGGTTCGCTGTCTCTATGGGTCGTGAAGTAGTCCGTACTTCGCAACGCAAGAAGAAGCCTTCCGCTGCTCTACGTTTGGCAAGAATCAAGCGTGGTTAGCTACTATCTGAATGATACTAAAATCTAGATTGACAACCTAGTGGGCTGTATCATTTCTCTATCAAAATCTCCGTCCTCGCGGAAATTAAATCGGGCT